ATTGCCAAGTTTAGCGAATAGTGCCTGACCATGCAATAGAACTTGCTAAACTTTGCAAACTTCAAGTTCTATGGATACACTTGAAGTATGCCAAGTTTAGAGACGAAAGACGCGCAGCTCTTCGTGAGCGCAGTCGAAGCCGCCGAAATCCTAGGGATTGCACGCCGCAGCCTGATTAGCCGCGTTGAAGCCGGCACCGTCCAGGCCGCCCACAAGCTCCCCGGCCGCACAGGAGCCTTCCTGTTCGACCGTTCCTACATCGAGCAGATCGCAGCCGACGAACGCGACGCCACCCAGCGACGCTCCGCGCTCGCGGCCGCGCCGTCCGCTCCCGAGGATTACGTGATCCAGGACGAGCGCACGGGCACCGTCATCCTCCACGCCTTCCATGGCTCCGTTGACGGCGGTGACGCAGCGTGACCCCGGGGTGGGTAACCCCGAAGGGCGCGGCGGACTACTTGCAGGTGTCGGAGTCCACCTTGTACGCGCTGCGCCGGGCCGGTGACGGTCCCCGTTATGCGAAGCGCGGGCAGTTGGTCCGTTACTCGATCGCAGATTTGGACGCATGGATGCGTCAGAACATGGAGAACTCTAATGAGGACGAATGAAAGCTTGGTGGGCGGGCGCCCGTGTGCCGGGGCACCCGCCCACCGGGAGAACACGATTAGCGGATCACTTGCCGGATTCCTTGATGGTCGTGTTCGGGTGGCCCTTGCCGTAAGTGGCCGTGACGAAACGTCCGGTCACGGCGCTTCGGTAAGTGCCCTTGGAGGACTTGCCGCCTCCGTTCTTTCCGCCCTTCGCCATGCCTGTCACCTCCTTTCATGCGAACTCAAACGCCCTCAAATGGGCGTTGCTCGCATAGTACGGACAAGCATGGGCATTTGCGTCCACCCTGCTGTGGAGGAGGCCGTGGTCGGAGGTGACGCAGAGTGAAGAACAGAGAGACTCAGGCGCGCAAGACCTACGCGGATGCTCAGAGGGCTGTTATCCAGGCATGTGAAGACCTGCGAGAAGCGGAGATGTTCCTCGATTCCTTCGAGCGCAGTGAACGCTCTGCGGTGGGCGGCGCGGCTGCCCGCGTGGTCTCGTCGGCCGACGTCGCGAACACTCATCAGTCGAACATCCGCGAACAGGTGCAGCCCAGCAAGGTTTTGCGCATCGACAGCGCCCATGAGGCATACGCCGAGAGCAAGCTCCTCGAGGCGGCGTCGGTGCTGCAAAAGGCAGCGCTCGTCCTCGGGTCGCCTCACATTAGGCACTGGTTCGATGAAGGGCTTCTTGCGCGCGCGCAGGGCGAGATGCTGCAGATTCAGGTGCAGATGCTGGCGAAGCTGCAGCGCCTGAACACGCGCGCGCTTGAAGACCTACATGCGCGGCAGGGACACGGTGAAGGGCGTGTCGCTGTCGGCGGTGTCGAGGACGAGCTCGTCGACGCGCGTGCTGCTGATTCCAAGTCTTCCTTCTCGGTGAGGTGTGGTGGCTGCACTGCTTCGTGCGGCCTGGCGGGTGTTACCCACCTTACCGGGGAGGGGGCCATCCGTGGTGCGGATGGTTCGTCTTCCTCAGCGTCTTCCTCCGCTCATTCCAGCGGCGCTGAGGGAGGCCGTGGCCTGCCGGGGGCCAGTGCTCATACCCCGGCAGGCCACACCGTTCAGGTGTCGAAGTACAAGATTTTCGCGCATCCCGAGGGTGGGGTGCAGCGAGGTTAGCTCCGTGGGGCCGGGTTTGAGTGTTGGTGGGTTGCGAGTCTCCGCCCGGCCCCACGGTCACCAGTTGAAAAGAAAGCGCCCCGGCCGATTGGGGTCGGCCGGGGCAGTCCAAGAAAGGACTATCAGTCATGAATCAGGTTAACACGACCGAGACAGTGGCGTTGAGTGCGCCGGTGTTAGAAGCGCTACGGCGCCTCGATGCGGTGATGAAGCTGCGCAAGCGTCAGACGGCCGCGCAAAAGCGGATTGCGTTGGCGCGCTCGCGTGCACGTGAGGCACAGGGAGGAAAGCGATGAGCTCGACGAACGTTGCCAGGGTCCTGGTGGCGCTGGCCCTGGTGGTGCTGGCGTGGTGGCTTGGCTCAGTTATCGAGGGGTGGGGTGCGGCGCTCGCCGCGATCCTCCCTCCGACGGCGCTCGCTGAGCGCCTGGTCTACGTCGCGTGGAAGGAGCGTCGGGCATGAGGTCCGTCGAGATGATCGTTGAGTTCCCTATCGAGGACGCGAACTTGCCGATGCCGCACCTGCTGGGGCTGGCTAACGCAGCGTTCGTCGAGGAGGTCGAGCGCCAGGGGCTGCTGCTGATGTCGCCTCCGAGCCCGTCCGTGATGCACGCGCGCCGGATTGTCGAGGTTCGCGCGGCCGTCGTGGAGAAGCCGGACTGGGCGCCGCCGACGCCGTCGGCACCAACATTCGAGTGTCCCAACTGCGGCACCACGATTTTCGCGGCCGGTGAGAGCGAGAAGGAAGAGACGGAGAAATGACAGACACACTAATGGCAGCGGTCCTTGTAATCGCGCTGTTGGGGCTGATCACGCTTTCCCTGTGGCACGACTGGCGCACGAACACTCGTGAGTTCCGCGAGATGCGTCGCCGCCTTGTGCAGATGCAGGAAGACCGTCAGAGGGGTGAGACAAATGACTGAGGGTATCGCGATTGCCGCTGATGACGTGCAGGCCCGCACCGTCGCGGAGACGATGCTCGGCCTCATCGATGATGACGGTCATGTTGAGGTTGCGCAGGCCGAGCTGGCTCGCCTGACTGGCCTGTCTGCTCGGACGCTGCGCCGTGCCCTTGATCGCCTGCGTGAGGCGCACTGGATTAGCGTCGTCCGCGAGGCAACGCCGAACGCACCTGCACGCTACGACCTGACGGACCTCGCGGACGTCGCGCAGGCGGTCGGCCTGAAGCCGCGCCGCGAAGAAACCACGGCCGTGTCATCGACGGGCACTGGCGTGCTGTCGGCTGAGGTAGCAGCGGACCCGATTGGAGCCGTCCAGCCTGGCCAGCGGTGGCTGATCGATCCGACGCTCCTGCAGGGAGGATCGAACATCCGCGCTGACCTGCGTGTCGGCCCCGAGTTCGTGGAGACGATCGCCGGCCTCGGTGTTCTGAAGGACATCGACGTGTATCCGACCCTCACGGGCTTGGTGGTTCTCGACGGGCACCGTCGCCACCGCGCGGCCATCGAGGCGGGCTTAGAGACGGTGCCGGTGCGTATCGTCGACGTAGCGAACGACCTGGACCGCATCGGCTTGCAGCTCACCGAGAATGACGAGCATGCGCACACGTCGACCGTTGACCGTGCTCGCGCCATTAACCAACTCGTGTTGATGGGACTCCCGGCCTCCGAGCTACGCAAGCGCGGCGTGAAGGCCAGCGAGGCCACGTTGGCGCGCCGCGTCGCGAATGCTTCGCAGGAGGTCGCTGACCTTGGCGAATCGGCGAATCTCGGCCTCGATGATCTCGCGAAGATCGCTGAGGCTGAGGCTGACCTCCCCGAGGACATCGCGGGCATGGTCGTCGAGGAGATTCGCGAGGCCCCCGGCAGGATCGACCATTTCCTCGAGCGCGCCCGCGACGAGGCACGCCGCCGTCGAGTGTATGAGGATGCGGTCCTCGAGCTGCGCCAGCAGGGCGTCAAGGTCATCCGCGAGGACGAATTCTACGACGGGTTTCCGAAGAGCAACCAGTTTCTGTGGAACCTGGTCGACGAATACGGCAACTCGGTTGAGCCGCACGACAACTGCCCCGGCAACGTGGCGTATGTCTCGGTGATCGGCTCGGGCGACTACACGAATGTGCAGACGCGCTTTGTGTGCATGGACTACGCCTCGCACGGGCACTTCACCCGTGAGGACAGGGCGAGGACAACGCAGGAAGCCGATCGCGCAGCGACCATCGAGGCGAACCGTCAGGCAGCTCAGGAAGGCGAAGTACGCCGAGCCTGGATTAAGGACGTGCTCTTGAAGCGGCCGCTGCCGAAGGACGTGGCGCTCCTGGAAATGCCGGTTATCTACAACCACTCCCAGGTGTCCGACGCATCGCAGGGCAAGGGCCGTGCGTTGATCGGCTTCGATGACTTGAGTTTCGGGCTCACGATGTCGGCCGCGCAGGCTGCTAAGGCGCGCCTCGCCTGGTGCATCGGTGTCCTCGAGGGCGGCATGGGCCGTGATTACTGGCGCAGCCCCAACGGTGAGCGCTTTGACGCCTTAGTGCATCTCTACCTGCGATCCCTGGAGAGGTGGGGCTACCCCCTTGGCGAGGGTGAGGAGACCTTCTGCGAGAAGGTCGAGGCAGCCCCCGAGATTCTCACATGGACACTACCGCGTGAAGAGACACTCCGATGACTGACGAAGCATCGACGATGGTGGTCGTGGCTCGTGCGGCTTTGGAGGGGGCGCTGCGAGCGGCCCTGCCGCACGTGGCGCGCCGGATTCCCGAGGATGCTCCGGACAATGGTGCGGGCCTGATGCGCCTGGCCGTCGTCCAGGATTGCGTGATGGTGCTTGCGGTAGCGATTGATCGTAAGCGCGCGATCGCGGTGCGGTTCACCGTTTTGGATGGGGATAGCTATGGGGATGGCGTGAAGTCGATGTGGCTGCGCCGCTCTGCTGTTGAGGCGTTGGCGACGTTCCTCGCGGGGTCTCCCGTCGAGCGGGTGAGCCTCCTCCTCGATGAGAGGGAGGGCATCACTGTCCAGGAGACGGGCGTCCTGTATGGGCCTCAGATGGCGCGTGTCGCTCCGGCAGCTGAGCCGATGGATGAGGACCGCGTTGACGCGGCGCGTCTCCTGCTGGATGGAGCGCATGGAGTCCTCTATCAGGATGCGGCCGTGGAGATGGACCCTGCGGTCGTCCGCACGTTCGCGGCGTCGGCGGCGGCCTGGCAGATTCCTCTGCGTGTCCGCGTCGGTGATGGCTACGGGCGGTCCTCGTTCATCTGGGGCACTGATGCGTGCCTCGGGTGGTCCGCTGGATCAGTGCTGCTTCAGGCCCCTGTGACGGGTGAGCTCCTGTACGACGGGCCGTCGATCCCGTACCTGGAGGAGGCGTTGCTTCCGCCTGTGCTCGTGGGGAGCGCTGGCCTGTCAGCGGGGCTGCGAGTCTGCGAAGGTGGGGAGGACTCGTGAACAACGACAACACCGTGTTCAGTGCTCTCGAAGACGCTGTGTCTGCCCTGGTCGCAGAAAAGCACGGGCCGGACTGCGTGGTGGGGTCTTGGGTCCTCGTCGCGGAGAGCATCGCCCCGGAGGACGGCAAGGACAGGAGCGCGTGGCTGTGTGAAGGCCAGGGATCACCTCTTTCGCGGCGCGGCCTCGTCGAGTGCGCACGCGACATGTACGCGCGCTCAGTGAGGAGGTTCGGCGATGACTGACCAGGCGACCGGGCACACGGATGGCGCCCAATACCTCGCGCGAGAGCTGGCCCGGGTCCAGGCACATGCAGTCAGTTCGGCGGCCATCCTGATTGACGCCGGCGTCGCGATCGCCGACCTGTGCGCTACGACCAACGAGCAGCACGTTTACATCCGCAAGACCATCGGTGACGCCGTCGACGAGCTCATCGACGGCCTCTATCCGCAGATTGGAGATGAGTGCGATGAATGACGCGACTGTAGCCCCGCTGTGGGAGATCGGCCCCTTCGATCTGCCCCAGGCAGACATGCTCTCGCTCAACGGCCGCGCCGACCGCCGCACTCTCTCCCCGCGGATTCGGACACTGCGCATGCAGGCCCGTGTGATGGCCCGCGCGGCCCACTGCCCGACCTTCATGCGAGCGCGCCTCGTCGCATGGGTCCGCTTCCCCGATGGACGCCGCCGCGACCTCCACAACTACATGCCCACACTCAAAGCCCTCGTCGATGGGCTTGTGGACGCGGGCATGCTCCCGGACGACGATGCGCGTCACCTGCAGGGGCCGGACATGCGACTCGATCCCCGTCACACCAGCAAGCGCATGGGTATCCCCATGTGCTCGATCCGATTCACTGTCATGCCCTACGAAGAAAACGAGGAAGACCAATGAGCGGCGAAACAGTCGTCACCCTCGTCGGTAACTTGACCGCCGATCCCACACTCCGCTGGACGCAGTCCGGCTCCGCAGTCGCTGACTTCACGGTGGCATCGACCCCGCGAACCTACGACCGCAACGCCGGTGAGTGGCGCGACGGCGACACCCTGTTCATGCGCTGCTCCGTGTGGCGCGATGTCGCCGAGAACGTCGCCGAGTCCCTTCGTAAGGGCATGCGCGTCATCGTCGTCGGCCGCCTCGCCCAGCGCTCCTACGAAACACAGCAGGGCGAGCGTCGCACGGTCGTCGAGCTGCAGGTCGACGAGGTCGGCCCCTCCCTACGCCGAGCCCGCGCACAGGTCACCAGGCACCCCGCAGCCGACGGCGGGGCAGGATACCCGCCCCCGCCTCCACCTGCGTCCCCCCAGCCCACACAACAGGCCCCGCAGCAGGCAACGCAGGCGCCGCAGGCACCCCCACAGCAGCCCGCGCCCCGCCAGATCGTCCAAGATGACCCCTGGGCACGCCAAACCGAGCAGGAACCCGTCTGGGAACCCCCGTTCTGATGGCCACCGCTCGCGCAGGCTGGGGGATCAACCCCGCCGAACTCGACGAGAACCCACGGCGCTGCCCCAAATGCGAGGCTCCGATACTCCCGGGCCGGGCGCTGTGCCACCCCTGTTACGTCCGAGCCGAGCAACAACGCCGCGCCTTCACGGAGCGAGCTTGGATGACCAGGAACTACCCCGACTACAGGCCCCGCAGCCTGTTCCCCGAAGACTACGACCAAGAGGAGGTGACCAGATGACCTGCAACGACTGGACGCCCCGCGTGTGCGACTCATGCGGCGGCGCAATCAACCCCGTCACCGGCGAATGCCGGTGCTCAGACTAGAAAGCGACACACATGTTCTTCCAACTTGGAGACGAGCTCCGGGGCAACCCGAAGATTCAACGCCTCGCCCGCCGCGCCATGACCGGGGACCTCAGCGGCCTCGCCGCACTCGGCATGTGGGCGCTCGCGGGGACGGCCTGCCAGCAGGCGCTGACCGATGGAGTGATTGCGGTCGAGACGCTCGTCTCGGACACACTCAATCTTGAAGTGGCGACTCAGCTGGCGGGGATGCTCGTCGAAGAGGGCCTGTGGCACGCGCCGGGACACTCGTGCGAACGCTGCGTGCAGCCGCCGCCTGGCTCGTTCATCTTCCATGACTGGTTCGACCTTCGCTACGACCGTGGCGAAGACGTGCGAGTCACGAGAGGAAAGCGTGCTGAGCTGAAAAACAGGAAGATCACAGATGCTGTGTGGCTGCGCGATCGCGTCGGCGGTGTCGAGCGCGGCGGCAACATGGTTGCGCCGTGCCGATACTGCGGGACGAAGGTGCAGCGCAAGGACCGCAGCACGTGGCAGTACGACCATGTGGAACCGACCAAGTACATTGGCGCGGCAAACATCGTGATCGCATGCACGGACTGCAACAAGCAGAAGCAGCAGCGCACGCCTGCCGAGGCGGGCATGGTGCTTCATCGCCCTGGGTGGATGCCCGGGCAGGCGGACTGGTCAGCGCCTCCAAAGAGCGCTGAGCGGAACACGGTCGAGGACACGCCGCGTCGCGGCGGAGCTGTCATGGTCGAAGCCGGGAGGGACGCGAATCCCGTCGAGGGGACGCCCTCGGGTCAGGTCGAATCCTCCCTCCCTTGGAATCCCAGCAGCACCGCCGCCGGCACGGACGTTGATCTCCCGGACGCTCACGCGCTCGACTGGGGGCAGGCAGCAGGCGAGGGAGGCGAGGATCCCGTCGAGGCTAACGCCTCGGGTCAGGTCGAACCCGCCCCCAGCCTGCGCCGCGCAAACCCACTCCGACCTGCGACGGCACCTGCGGCAGCCGCAGCGGCAGCCGCGACGGCAACAAATCCTGCCGCAGCGGCAGCCGCAGCGCAGGAAAATCTTGCCGCGACGGCAGCAAAGCGGGTGTCTACGCGCGCACGCGCGTGTCAGGGCAGGGAGGGGCAGGGCAGGGAACTAGATAGGGAAGGGTCTGGCTGGGAGACTGGCGGGGCCGGGCAGGGTGAACCTGCCTCACCCCGCAGGCGCAGGCCACGACGCAAACGTCAGGTGAGAAATCCTGGCGCTTCCCCTGAAGGTTCTCAGCCCATGCCCAACCCCTCATCTGCTGGTCTAGCAGGGGAGGCTCCTAGCCCACAGGTGGGTGGGCAGTGGGGGTCTCCCTGGTACCAGTGGCGAGGTCGTCCTCCGGTGGACGATGACGCCGTGTGCCCGATTCACGGGGCCGATGTGCCCTGCCGTCTCTGCCTTGAGGAGGAGCCGTGCTGAACCGTGTGTGCTCATCCGGGTGTGCATCACCTGGTGAGCATCTTCCTGACTGCCAGGATGACGCATGCCGAGGCTGCGCCCCCAGCTCGGCTTACGTCGGGGTGTTGTGTGCGAGGTGCTGGGGGAGACTCCAAGCCGTCGTGCGCACGATGCCGGCACTCGTCGGCGATCTGATGAGCGGGGACGACGCGCCCTCGGTGGTCTCATCCTCTGGCGGTGGTCGCCCGCCTGGCTCGTCCTCGCTGTACCCGCAGCAGAGGGCAGCTGCCGACGAGCTCGCGGCCGCGTTGGCCTCGTGGTGTATCCAGGCAGGCGAGCATATCGGCGTGGAGGCTCCTCGGCCGTCCGGCCTATGGTGGTCTGCTCCTGGTCGCAAGATCGACTCGGAGACGGGCGAGGCATACCTCGTCGAGGCAGAGCCGGTCGGTATCCGTGTCCCTGCGGCGCTGACTGAGCTCGTCCGCTGGATTGATCCACTGCTCGACCGCGTCGCGGCCGCACCGTGGGCGCCCGAGATGCTTGCCGACCTGGCTAGGCTCGATGCCGGCGCACGCGCGAGGTGGGCAGTCGAAGAGCCAGAGCGGCGGGTGCGGGACATTGCCTGTCCCTCATGCAACGCATACTCACTCGTGGTTACGCCCGTCCGAGTCGTCGGTGGGCAAGAGCAGGTCACCTGCTCGCGCATCTCCTGCGGGCGCGTCCTGTCCTCCCAGGACTGGGAACGCCTGCGCGCCTGGTCGGTGCTGGTCGCTCGCATGTCAGCAAAGACCGAGGAGCCGTCGGCATGATCGTGGCGGGGGAGGAGTGGGAACGACAGTGCGATGTGCCGAAACATGTCCCCGGCCTCCCCGCGTCCACGGTCCGGGTGTGGGCGGCGGCGGGCCGGGTGCGGTCGGTCAAGGTCGGCGGCTCCGTATGGGTATCCGTCGAGGACGTGTTGGCTGCTGCGGCCTCGTCGCGTCGACGCTGCGCGACACGACACGCGGACCGGGCAAAGGTTGATTGACAGCGCCGCATGGCAGTTGTAACATCTGTGCCAACGGCAGAAGTGTCGAACAAGCCCCGAGGTGGTTACCGCCCGGGGCTTTCGCGTACCCGCCGATACAGCGGAGCTCCGAGAGGATGAAGCGTCATGGCGTGGTCATCGAGCGATCGCGCATCGCGGCTCCCGGCCGATTGGGATGAGCGCCGTGTCTTCGTCCGAGCACGCGCAGATGGACGATGCGAAGCGCTCCTGCATGACGGGACGCGCTGCCCTGCAGCTGGTGCCGAGTGCGACCACATCACACCTGGTGACGATCATCGAGCGACGAACTTGCAGTGGTTGTGCTCGTGGCATCACAAGCGCAAGACTCAGCGAGAAGCCGCGGCCGCATTAGCCGCAGAGCGGGCACGAAACGCACCACGCAAGCGCAAGCATCCCGGCCTCATCGACTAGACCCCCACCAAGGACCCCCTCCCCGCCCCGCCCAGACACCGTCAAGAGCTGTCGTTTTTTGTTTGTACGGGTCTGGGGAAATATCAACTGCTCGTAAGCGTTGATAGCTCAACGCAAACGCCGGGCCGTGGGGTGAGGGTGTGGGGGAATTTAGAGGGGTGCTAGGGTGCCGTCCTGGTACACATTCTTCGTGACGGTGATGTATCGCCCCTGCGAATAGAACTCGATCCGCTGTCCACGCCACATGCGCTTGAAGCCACGCTGCGGGGCGGCAGTGCCCCAGATGTGCAGGCCGCGCCCAGACGGCGACACCTCGACATACGAGCCCTCGTAGTACGCGAGCAGAGCGCGAGCGGCCTCGTTGGGGATGCCGTGCTCATCGAGGCAACCGTCGAGGTCGATACAGCCGATGCCATCCCCGAGGACGAACCCCAGGGGAGCGCCAGTCGCGCTTGCGGCCGCGTGAGTGCTCCACGTGCTCGGGTCAGTGACAGATGCCCAGTGCCCCGTGCGTGAGCACAGTGGGCGTTTGTTGATGTGATTGACCCATCGGGGGCGGCTGGTGAGCTCGACGGGCAGGCTTCGTGGGGCTTGCATCTGCGCGGCGCGGTGGTGAGCGACGCGGCATCGGGCCGAGCAAAAGCGCGCGTCAACTCGCGCCCATTGTTTGAGCGGAGCCGAGCAGTGTTCGCACGTTCTCATGAGTCATATTGTAACGGATAATGCGTTGATATTCTGCGGATTGGAGGGGTAGTTATGGCTGGACGTGGCCCCGCGCCGAAGCCGAAGGGCTCGCGAGCTCGCCGGAACAAAGACCCCCAAATCCTGCGTATCATCACGGCGCAACCTGTCGAGCAGCCGTCGCTGCCGGTCATTGAGCAAGTCGTGCTCGACGAGAATGGCAAGCCCCGGAAGAAGCGGTTCACGTGGCCGACGGTGACTCGCCGCTGGTGGAAGATGTGGGGCGAATCGCCGCTCAGCGCGGAATACACCGAGACTGATTGGTCGTTCTTGCTCGATACCGCGTATCTGCATGCCCAGTATTGGAAGGGCGATTCCCGAGTTGCGAGCGAGCTCAGGCTGCGCGTCGCTAAGTTCGGGGCAACTCCTGAGGACCGTGCCAGGCTCCGGATTCAGTTCGCGGTGGCCGATACCCTCGAAGACGACGCCGACAGCGCCATTGATGATGTGGTGCCCGTTTCTGCGCGTGCGCGCAGGCGACAGAAGAAGCTGAGGGCGGTGTAGCGTGCCCTGGCAACCGATCGACGAGGACGATGAGTTCCCGACGCTCGGATACGACGTTGCGGACTGGATGATGGAGTTCCTCCTCATGCCGGACCGGGACGAGGACAGTGAGGAACACATCCCGTTCGTGCCCACGCAGGAACAGATTGAGTTCCTCGCGAGGCTGTATGAGCTGAACCCGGACACGGGCCGTCGAGTGAAACAGCGCGCGGTGCTGTCGCGTCCGCGTGGGTGGGGCAAGAGCCCGTTTATCGCGGCGATCTGCTGCGCCGAAGCGATGGCCCCCGTTCTGTGTGACGGGTGGGATGCTGAGGGGCAGCCGGTCGGCGTGCCGTGGTCGACGCGGCGCACGCCTATCGTGCAGGTCACGGCGACCACCGACGACCAGACGGCGAACACTTGGGACCCATTGCTCGAAATGCTGCGTGGCTCTCCCGCCGAGTCGGAGTACGGCCTCGACCCGATGGACAGCTTCGTAGCCCTACGTCGCGGCCGGATCGAGAAACGAACATCCTCGGCGACCTCCGTCAAGGGGGCGAAGGCTGTTATGGCGGTTATGGACCAGACGGAAACGTGGTTGCCGTCGAACGGCGGCCCGAAGCTGGCGAAAACATTGCGTGCGAACGCGGATAAGCTCGGCGGTTTGACGATCGAGACCCCCAACGCCTACACGATCGGCGAACGCTCGGTCGCGGAGACGACAGCGCGATTCTATGAGCTGATCAAGGCTGGCAAGGCCAAGCCGGAAGCTGCTCGGGGCTTGTACTACGACCACCGTGAGGCCCCGTTGGACACCGACATCTCGGACCGTGAATCGCTCATCAACGGTCTGCGCATCGCCTACGGAGACTCGGCAGCCGACCCCAGGGGATGCGCGATCCACGAGCCCGAGTGTGAACCCGGCTGGGTCGACATCGAGCGCATCGCGGATAGCTTCTGGCATCCGGATAACGACCCGGCGGACATGTGCGCCAACTTCCTCAACCAGATCAACAGCGCGTCCGACGCATGGCTCACGATGCCGGAGCTGCGAGCCATCGAAGACCACACGAAGCAGATCAGCTCCACTGAGCCGATCACGCTCGGCTTTGACGGGTCAGAGGGTCGGAAGATCGGTATAGCCGATGCAACAGTCCTGATCGGCTACTCGGTGACGCAACGGCACCTGTTCAAGGTTGGGATTTGGAGCCAGCCAGACGGCCCTGCAGGCGAGGGGTGGCAGCCGCCACGCCTCGAAGTGGAGCAAACCGTTCGTGAAGCCTTCGAGCGATTCAATGTTGTGGGGTTCTACGCGGACCCGTCGGCTGGCTGGGCTCAGGATGTGAAGGGCTGGGAGGCGCGCTACTCGCGCCGACTGCGCGCCAAGATCAGCGCGTCCGAGCCGATCCGGTACCCGCAGCGCAACGTCAGTAAGACCTGCGAGAACTTCGCGCAGCTCTTGTCCGCGATCCATCAAGGCCTCGTCACATACGACGGAGACCCAACGATGACCGCGCACCTGCTCAACGCTCGTAAATCGCCCAGGCAATCGGGGTACGTCCTCGTCAAACCTGCGGACGACCAGGACTACTCGAAGATTGACGCCGCCTGGGGCGCCATGTTCGCCTACACGGCTGGACTCGACGCCGTCGGCAAGGGTGCAGCCAAACAAACCAGCCGCCGTGCACCGAGGCGGCTCTACTAACACACACCGGGGGAGGAGGCCCCACCTCATGACGAAAACGCCCGAGGAATGGCTCGCCTACCTCACAGCAAAGATGGACAAGGAGCGTCCACGAACGGACCTCCTACGCTCCTACACCAACGGATCATCTCCCCTGCCGGAGATGGGCCCTAATCTCGCAAAGGCATGGCTGAAGTTCCAGAGGCGTGCGCGCACCAACCCCGGCAAGCTCGTCGTGTCAGCGCTAGCGGATCGTCTCATCCCCAACGGGGTGACAGTCGGAGCCAGCGAGGACAGCCCCGCAGCTCAGGCGGCCGCGCGCATCTGGCGCGACAACCGCCTCAAAGTGGTCTTCGCGGACGCAATCTGGGACGCGGCCACCCTCGGCCACGGCTACCTCCTGGTCACCCAGGACGAAGACGGCCGAGCATGCGTCACATACGAGCGCCCCGAACACATGTACGTCGAATCGGACCCGGTCAAGCCCTGGCGCGCGCTCGCGGCTATGAAGGTCTGGCGAGACCAGGCGGCCGGCCTCGACCACCTCGTGATGTGGACTCCGGGCCTACGCATGTCCTACACGCGCTCGGCATACGACAAGTCGCGGCAACTGATCTCCCGTGTGTCCGGGGACTGGCGACTCGACCTCGGCGGCGTCCAGCCCTTCGAGGGAGCGCCCCCGGTCGTGGTCCTCGAGAACAGGCACAGCATGGGCGAGTTCGAGCACGTGCTCGACCTGATCGACCGAATCAACTGGCAGACCCTGCAGCGCTTGGTCATTATCTCGATGCAGGCCTTCCGACAGCGAGCACTGAAGTCGTCTGAAGGGTCGGCGGGTCTGCCGGCCGAGGACGAGTCCGGGAACGCGATCGACTACCAGGCGATCTTCGAACCCTCACCCGCAGCCCTGTGGGAGCTGCCCCCGGGTGTGGAAATCTGGGAATCGTCCCAGACGCAGATCACGGAAATCTTGAACGCGACCAAGGACGACTGGCGCGAATTGGCGGCCGAGACCGCAACGCCTCTCTCGATTATGCTCCCGGACTCCGCGAACCAGTCGGCGGCGGGAGCTGAGCAACCCCAGAAGGCCCTCCTCTCCAAGGCGGGTGACAGGATCGAGCGCTTCAAGCCCGCGCTCGCGTACCTCATCGTCAAGGCGCTCGCGGTCGAGGGATACACGCTGGATGAGGCAGAGACCGTGGAGGTCCTGTTCGTCCCGCCGCACGCTGTCTCCCTCACCGAGAAATACGCGGCGGCCGTCCAAGCGCGCAATGCCGGCGAAGCGTTGGAGACGATCCAGCGCAACATCCTCGGCTACAGCCCCGAGCAGATCGCACAGGACAAGCAACGCCGTGCTGAGGAGCAACTCGCACTGGCGTTCGCCCTCCAAGACAAGCCGCAGCCGCAGCTGACAGACGAGGCCGCAACCCCGGGTACGGGGGGGGAGACCCAGCAGACCTGAAACTCAGGTTTGATGCCCTCGGCACGGCGATCCGCGCCGGCGTCGCTCCTGAATCAGCGTCGGAGGTCGTCGGCCTCGACGGAATCCGATTCACGGGCGCCGTCCCCGTCGCACTCAGGCTCCCAGAGACACAGTCAGCGACACTCGAGGAGAAGTAACGATGCCGGACCTGGACTCGCTCAACAGCCTCACTGAGGCCTATGACAGCCAGGTCCACGCAATCCGACAGCAGATCACCGCCTTCGGACAGGCCTACTGGGACTCACTCCCGCACTACAGGGCCAGCGCCGTCGAGGACATGATCCAAGCGATCACCCCCCGAGTGACCGCAGGCCAGCTCCGCATAGCCGACCTGACGCGTGCATACCTCGCCCAGTGCGCCCGCGAGCTCGGCTGGAAGGTCGCACTCCCACCCATCGACCAGGACGAGATACGCGGCGCTCGCGGCGTAGACCCGCGCGTCGTCTACCGGCGTCCAGCCGTCGACGTGTACACCGCGCTCGCGGCTGGCAAGCCTCTGCCGCAGGCTGCGGCTGAGGGGCGGCTTCGGCTCACGCAGTTGATCGGTGGGGACATGCAGCTGGCGAAGGTGCATGCGTCTCGGCAGTCGATGCGGGGCTACCCCGAGGAGGGGCAGTTCTATCGGCGTGTGCTCACGGGGCGCGAGAATTGCGCCCTCTGCGTGGTCGCGTCGACGCAGCGCTATTACCGTGGTGACCTGCTGCCGATTCACCCGGGATGCGACTGTGGGGTGCAGCCTCTTCCTCCGGGCCTGGCAGTCAATCAGGTGATCGACGAGGACTTGCTCGAACAAGTCCACCAGATCACGGCGGACCGCCTCGGTGTCTCTGACCGGGGTGGGCGCACGCCGGATTATCGGAAGCTCCTGACGGTCAGTGAACACGGCGAGTATGGGCCAACGCTGTCGTGGTCGCAGCCCAAGGCCAAGCCCAAAACCAAGGCGGGGGAGTCCGAGCCGCCTAAGCCTCCCAAGCCCCCGAAGGCACAGCATGGAACGTCGGGAGAGCAGCAGCCTCCGGAGAGCCCTGCACAGCGCTTGGCGCGCCAGCAGCGTTTGAAGTCAGACCTTTCGGCGTTGGCCCCGGATGGAAAGTTCGGGCAGGAAATCCTTGAGTCTCATGAGATCGACTTCCTGGAACGCTTCGAAGCGAGGGGCGAGCGGGCTAAATGGATTCGACGGGACTTAGTAACCCGTAAATCAACGAACGATTTCTACTGGGAAACGAATAACAGCATTGCCTGCGAGCTGAAGAGCACGAGCACAAAGTACAGAACGATCAGGATACACATCCAGGATGCGGTCATTAACGCTCGCGACAATCACGGGGTAGTTAAAGACGTATTCGTTATTGACCTGGGGAAACGCAAACTATCCAGCAAGCTACGAAAACAGCTATCGCTGTATAACCAACGAGTCCAAGACGGACAGATACGGCGTCTCTTCGTGATGTCGGATGATGGGGATCGTTTCGAAGAAATACCACTCGCATGAAAGGGACGGGCCCCATTGCCCGGACGTTCTGACGGTTGATTATTTCACAACTAGTCCAGGGGGGATGCCCGTCCCTAGGAACAAGGATACCAGACTTCCTCGCGCGTTGCGTGAGGTGAGCGCCCCGGAGCCGTAACGGTGAGGGGTTTTCATTTACCCGGAATGGGAGGAACCACCATGAAGAACCACCTGAAGCACCGTCCATACCTTCGCTTCGTCGACGGCGCGTCCGCAGAGGCGGGAGGGGATGCTGCGTCCGCTCAGGAAACCCCCGCAGCCGCTGAGGATGCAGCCCAGCAGGTTGACTGGGAGGCCGAGGCGCGGAAGTGGAAGGAATTGTCGCGCAAGAATGAGTCTCGGATGAAGGAAAACGCCGAAAAGGCGCGCTTATACGACGAGGCTCAGGAGCAGGGCAAGTCCGAGCTACAGAAGGCGCAGGAAGCGGCAGCGAAGGCTGAGGCGCGAGCTGCAGCGATGGAGGCCGAGGCGATGCGAGCCAAGGTCGCGGCAGCGACGGGCGTAGACGCAGACCTGCTGTCTGGCTCATCAGAGGAGGAGCTGAGGGCATCTGCTGAGCGTCTCCTGGCGTGGCGCGGCACGCAGGTCCCCAAGGGTGCTCCCGCGACGGATGCGGGGGTTCGTGGTGACGAGATCAGGGCTGCCAGACAGCTCACCAGGGAAGACCTCAAGAGGATGTCTCCCGCAGAGATCATCAAGGCCCGTCAGGACGGGCAACTGAACAACATCATGGGCATCGCATAGCGAGCCAAGAAAGGACACACAATGACTCTCACGCATTTCATTCCGGAACTGTGGTCGGCAAGCATCCTCGAGAACTTCCGCCGTGACACGGTTCTCGTCGGGATGGCCAACCGCGAATACGAGAAGGCCTTCACCGCGGGCTCGAAGATTCACATCCCCGGCATCGTCGATGTGAAGGTGAAGGACTACAAGACCGGCGCAGTCACTGGGACTGGTGGCGCTAAGGTGCCGCGCACGACCGTCCCCGATGCCGTCGAGTCCACGGGCATCGAGATCACCATTGACCAGGAGAAGAGCTTCGACTTCCTGGTCGATGACATCGACGCCGCGCAGGCGAACCAGTCTCTCGACGCCTACACCAAGTCGGCGGCGGCCGCGCTCGTTGAAGACGCGGAGACCTTCCTGACCGCGATGCTGACCTCCAGGGGCACGGCGGTCACGGGCATCGCGAACCCGACGAACTGGGAGACCGCATACGGCGCGATCCTGAAGCTGCGCGGCAAGCTCTCGGCCGAGAAGGTCCCTGCCATGGACCGCGTGCTCCTCATCAACGCGGCCTTCGAGGAGTTCCTCCTCTCTGACGGCTCGAAGCTCACCAGCTTCGACAAGTCGAACATGACGGACGGCCTCCGCGAGGCGACGATCGGTCGTCTCCTGGGCTTCGACGTGGTCACGAGCCCCTGGCTCGATAACACGAAGCCGATGGCCGTTGCGTTCCACAAGCCGTCCGTGGCCTATGTGTCGCAGGTCGAGAAGACCGAGTCGATGCGCGCGGAGCAGACCTTCGCGGATCGCGTTCGCGGCCTTCACGTCTACGGTGGCGCAGTCCTGCGCCCGAAGGCGATTCAGGTCTTCAAGGCGGCGTGATGCAGGTCAGAGGAGAAAACGGGATCGAGTTCGAGCTCGCGGACGAGGTCGCCACGGCAATGGTCACGGCAGGCATCCTCGAGGAGGTCATCTCCGATGAGGACGCGCTGCCCATCGAGGCCTCGCCTTCGAGTGAAGACATGCCGGCCGACGAGGGCGACACTGCTGAGGAGACTTCGAAGAAGTCCAAGAAGTAGGGGGGGGCGATGCCTGTTCCGCTGGTAACTGTCGAGGACATTGCGGCCGCGCTCGGCCGCCCCCTCACAGACTCGGAGTCGGCGCGGGCAACGTTCATCGCTGACAAGCTCGCCGAGGCCTTCCGACAGCGCGCACGCCAGACGTTCACGGTCGAGACGTACACGCACCGGCTGAAGGTCGACGCGGGCGGGCGCGTCGTCCCCACGCGGGCGCCGCTCGTCTCCGTCGAGGCTGTCACGACAGACGACGGGCAGCCGATCCCGTACCAGGTAAGGCACGGCTTCATCCAAGTCGCACTGGCAGCGAACGAGTTCGTTGTCGTCACCTACGCGGCAGGCCTCGCCGAGGTCCCCGCAGCGGTACGACTCCAGCTCGCGGACAGTGCGCGACGTATCCTCCTCATCCCCGACGCCGCCGCACAAGGCACAACCCAGATGACCGAGACGACGGGGCCGTTCACACAGACCCGCCAGTACGCCACCTGGGCAGTCGGGGGACAGGCCATCCTCTCACCGGATGACCAAGCGCTCGCGGACGCTTACCGCCCGCGACGCGCTGGTCACGTGTGGGTGATGGGAGGGGCCTGACGTGATGGAGGAATGGAAAACCCCGGTCCAGGTAGAAGGGACCGTCCATCGTGACGGGGACGGCTACCTCGTCGAGGAATCCAAACCGCGCCTCATCGGGGGCTGCCTGATCGCTCCGGGACAGTTCACGGTGCCGGGCTTGCTCGATCAGGCAGCCTCTGAGCGGGCCGACGAGACCGCGACACTCTACCTCCCGAGGGGAATAACGCTGGACGTCGGGGATGTCATCCGTGTCCCGGCCGAGCATCCGCTCGGCGGGACGTGGAGGGTCGAGGAGCCTTCCTCGCCGTGGCCGCGCGGAACCGCTGTCGTGATCTCACGGAGGTGAGGAATGGCAGTCAAGTTCGTGCGAAATGACGTCTCAATTGAGGCTCTCCTGCAATCCGAGGGCATCGGTCGCGCGATGGTCAGCGAAGCCGAAGCAGTGCGCTCTGCGGCCGAGGCGGCGGCCCCGAAACGGGATCGCGTGCTCTCGGACGCATACAAGGTCGAGGCTGTGACAGCCACGGTGAAGACGCGCCGAAACGGCTCGTCTCGCAGGGCTGCCGGCCGAGTCGCCAACGACGCCCCGCACGCCGTGCCCGTGGAATTCGGGCACTTCACCGCAGACGGTCGCCGCGTCGCCGGGCACCATACGCTCGGCAAGCTCGCGGGCTCCAAGCGCGCACGACGAGGAGGCCGGTCATGAAGTACACGGACCCAGTCCAGGTGCTACGAGATGCGATCACCTCAGCAACGGGGGCGCAGACAGTACGGGTGATCCAGGAGGGCAGCCTCCCGGACACGTGGCCGATGCCGCTTGTGCATGTCTACGCGACCCAATCCCAGGACCTCGAATTCGAGCGCATCACCTCCGTCGTTGTCGACGTGTACGCCAAGACCCCCACAGGGCCAGGCGTCGGCGGCGCGGAGGCGCTCGCGGATGAGGTTGTGGATGCTCTGTCAGTTCGTCCTGTGGTGGGGGCCTCTGGGTGGGTGGATGAGGTTTCTGTGCCGTCTCGCCTGGGGGTGCGCGCCGCTTATGGCGTCGTTGAGGTGGTGGGCCTCAGCGTGGAAGTCACTCAACGTCCCACCGGCTAACCAATCTGATCTAGAAAGGACCCTGATATGGCCGATACGACGACCATTGAGGCACTGAAGAGGAAGCACAACAAGGCAAAGAACGTCAGGAAGGCTCTCAACGTCCTGGCGTTTGTAGCGCCGCTCACGGCCGCTGTCCCGGACGCGCTGACAGGCGCAAGCGGCGCGATGAAGCAACTCTCCGCGGACTGGACTCCGCTGGGAATCTTCACGACCGATGGCGGAGAGATCACGCCTGACGTGTCCGTGGACGACGTCGACGGCCTGGGCTACGCAGAGCCTGTGCGCTCTGACCTGACCAAGGCAACCAAGACGATCAAGCTCAACATCTTCGAGCTGTTCCGCAAGGAGATGCTGAGCCTGACGCACGGCGTTGATCTCTCGCAGGTCAAGGCGAACGCGACCACGGGAGAAGTGGTGTTCGATGATCCGCTTCTTCCGTCCATCCCGGAGAAGCGTCTGCTGCTTGTCGCCGCCGACGGTCCTGCCGACGACGAGTGGCTGATGGGCTGGTGTTTCACGCGAGCCAAGCTCGTATCAATGCCGACGATCTCCCTGAAGGCGACGGACCCGATTACCGGCGACCTCGAATTCAAGGCATTCGCCGACGAGGCCGCAGGAACGGCCTGCCGTAATTACTACGGCGGCTCGGCGATGCTCAAGCACCGTGACATCACGGGCTTCAGCGTCTGACACATGCTGCGGGCGGGGGCCGGGGATGTTCTCCCTCCGGCCTCTGCCCGCTACCACCCCCAGGAGAACACCACAGGATAGGACAAGCATGGAACAGCTGACCTTCACGAAGACGATCAAGACGGACGACGGGAACGACCTCGTACTCACGCGAGTCACCAACGACGCAGCCGACGCAAACACTCTGCGCGCACAGGGATGGACAGAAGCCCAGCCCGACGAGCAGGAAACGGACGCACCGACGCTGCCTGCCCCGCCCGCCAGCACCCAGCGCCGCGACAACTGACAAATACCAACTAGGAGAACACCAATGGCAGACAAGATCACCCCCACCCTGACCCTAGCCGCCCTCAACAACCTCGACGGCGCAGCAGAGGCCACCCCGTTCACCTTCGGGCTCAACAATCGCATCGTGACCTTCCCTGACCCCCTGGGCCTGAGCCCCGAGGCCGGCGAAGACCTCCTCCTCGACCTTGGCGGCGGAAAGCGCGCCACCGAGGTTATCAACAAGTGGCTATCGGAGGAAGACGCCGCATTCGTCACCAAGCATCTGACGCTGCGCCAGATGCTGCTCCTCATGCGACAGGCGTCCAATCACTACGAGGCCTCGCTCGGGTCCCTGGGGGAAGGGCGCGCCTCTACGACCGCCTGACACGGTACGAGAGGCAGATCGTTGCGGACCTCGCGGAGCAGGGCTGGGACACATACGCCCTGTTCCGTGACCGCCGATACCGATTCCTCCTGACTCTGATCGACGAGCTGCCCTCGACGAGCCGAACCGTCGCAGCGATTCTCAACGACCCAGAGGTCGCAATCGAAACCGCGATGGCGATCGCCGAAGCCGCGGACGACGACACCGAGGCACAGCTCCGAACACAAACCCCCGAGGTCAGAGTCCTGCAGGACATCTTCGACCTGCTGGTCTCTGCCTTCGGAGGAAAAGAAACCTACCCACGACCCGAGAGCCTCACCGCGATCGCACTCGAGGACGCACGCACGAGCGTCCGAGACCGCAGCGCCCACCAGGCGCTCGCGGCTCTCATGCCGGGGTGGAGTCCACAAGAAACCTGAATATCTACCTGTAGGAGGTCTGCGTGGCTGGCGTGTATCAAGCAGGCACTGTCTATGTCGATGTGGTTCCCTCGATGCGGGGATTCTTCAAGAGCATCGAGAACGCGACAGCCACGCAGCTCCCGCAGGTGGCTGGCGATGCGGGAAAGAAGTACGCGGAGAAATTCAAGGAGAAGGTCTCCGAGTCTGGCAAGGACCTCGTTAACGCGATCGCCGATCCTCTGGGCAAGTCAACGGCGCGCCTTCGTCAGGAGGCAGCGCAGGCTGGGGCAGCCCTGCAGGAAGCGCACGCCAAGGTGGAGAAGTCTTCCTCGGCGCTCGCGAAGGCACGCGCCGAGGAAGAGACTGCTGCATCTGCGGTGGAGCGTGCCGAGCGTGCACTCGCATCAGCACGTTCCAGCTCATCCGCTGACTCGGCGGCTGTCGCCCGCGCGGAGTCGGCGCTGGCCTCGGCGCGTGAAGCGTCGGCAGCAGCGAACAAGAAGGCCGACCAGGCGTCCGCTAACCACACGGACTCTCTGCGCAAGGAGAAGGCCGCGTCCGACAGCGCGAAGGCGGCAACCGAGGCGCTTGACCAGCGTATCTCGAAGGCCCCGTCCAACTGGGAGCGCTTTACGACGTCGCTGAAGGGCTGGGTGCGCGAGGCCGACAACGTCGAGCGTGAAGCCCACGAGGTTGATTCCTCGCTCGGTCTTGTCGGCTCGGGCGTGACGTCGCTCGGTGGTCTCGTGACCTCGGCGCTAGGGCCTCTAGCGCTCCTGGGTGCGGCTGTCGGCATCGGCGGTTTCGCGTCCGAGGCTATCGCGGCCTCAGACGCGACGAATAAATTTGCCGATACGCTGCGCTTCGCTGGCGTCGATGATTCGATGATCGAGCGGCTCGGTGCGTCCGCGCAGGAGTACGCCGACCGCACGGTCTACGACCTTGCCGACATTCAGGGCATCACGAGCCAGCTCGCCGCAAACAGTGTGGACGGCTTCGACCGTCTTGCCGAGGCAGCCGGCAACCTTAACGCAGTGTCGGGCGGCACCGCCGACACGTATAAGAGCCTTGGTCTCGCCCTCGTCCAGGTCAACGGTGCCGGCAAGTTACAGACCCAAGATTGGAATCAGGTCGCCAACGCCATCCCGGGCGCGAGCGGCAAGATTCAACAGGCCCTCTCCGACATGGGTGCCTATACAGGCAACTTCCGTGAGGCCATGGCGGAAGGCCAAATCTCTGCGGAAGAGTTCAACCAGGCGCTTCTGCAGCTGGGCTTTGATGACGTCGCGGTCGCGGCCGCGTCGGACGTGTCGCGCATCGAGAATGCGGCCGGCAACTTGCAGGCGACGATTGTCGGCGGCTTCAAGGACATGATTGACCTCGCGAAGCCGCAGCTGACCGACTTCATGAGTTGGATGTCGGACACGCTCGGTGCTGGGTTCGCGTGGATCAAGGACGTGGGCGTGCCCTCGATCCAGGGAATCTGGGATGTGCTCGCCAACGGGAATTTCTCGGGGCCGATCTTCGGCCTCGAGGAGGACAGCGGCCTCGTCGACTTCCTGTTCAACCTGCGTGATGCTGGCATGGCCGCCTGGGAGATGCTCAAGTCTGGATGGGACGCGGCAACGAATCTCGCGGCGGCATTCGCGCCGCTCGCCCAGAGTGTGTGGGACATGGTCACTGCTTTCGGCGGGGATGGCCCGTCGGTGATTCAGCGAACCGCCGAGGCGCTAAAGGCCGTGTTCGACTGGGTTGGCAAGAACACTGACATCGTCGCTCCACTTGTCACGGCAGTTGTCGCTGGCACGGCGGCGTTCAAGGGTATGAGCGCGGCCATGGGCGCCGTGAACGCCGTGAAGGCGGCCGGTGGTCTTCTGCAGTTCGTCAAGGCCACGAACCTCGCGAAGGCCGCGCAGGTCGCGTTCAACTTCGTCATGAACATGAACCCGATCGGCGCGATCGTCACGGCGATCTCGGCGCTCGTCGCTGGCCTCGTTTACTTCTTCACGCAGACGGAGACGGGCCGGAAGGCGTGGGCGGCGATCACGGAGGCGTTCTACAGCTTCGTGGATTGGATCAGCTCGGCGTGGTCGTCCGCTATGGAGTCGATCTCCTCGTGGTGGACAGGAACCTGGGACGGAGTCTCGGGGTTCTTCTCGACCTACGTCGTGCAACCCCTGCAGACGGCATGGGAGGCAATCACGGCTGTCTGGGACGGCATCGTCACGGTGTTCAAGACCGCGTTCGCGATCATCGTCGGTGTTGTCCTGACGCCGATCAAGCTCTACATCCAGGCGTGGGTAGCGGTCTTCACCTGGGCTTACGAGAACGTCATTAAGCCTGTGTGGGATGCGATCTGTCAGGCGTTCACCTGGGCGTATGACAGCGTCATCAAGCCCACATTCGAGCAGATCGCTAGCACGTGGCAGTGGATTGCGGGGATCGCGACAGAGGTGTTCGGGGGCATCGTCTCATTCCTTGAGGGAGTGTGGACGGCGATCTCCGAAGGAGTGACGGCCGCGTGGAATCTCATCGTCGCGGGTGTCACCTGGTACATCAACACCGTGTGGAACATCGTCAGCACAGTCTTCACGACAGTCGCTGGCGTCGTCTCCTCGATCTGGAATGGTATCTCCTCCACTGTCTCGGGCGTCTGGGAGTCCATCAAGTCCACGGCGAGCGCAGCCGTCCAGTGGGTCTACGACAGTGTCACGAACGTGTTCTCGTCCATGTCGAGCGGCGTCTCCTCCACCTTCGACGGCATGCGCTCAGCCATCGAGTCCGTGTGGAACAAGGTGAAGAGCGTAGCGGCAAAGCCGGTGAACTTCATCATCGACACCGTCTACACCAACGGCCTGAAATCCATGGTGGAAACGGTCGCCTCGAAGATCGGCCTCTCACTCACCCTGCCGACGGTCCCCAGGATTGCCGAGTACGCCGGCGGCGGCATCGTCCCCGGCTACAGCCCCGGACACGACACGATCCCGGCGATGCTCTCCCCGGGCGAGGCAATCCTCGTCCCCGAGCTCGTCCGGCAGATCGGCCCGAGTAGGATCATTGCCGCGAACTACGCCGCCTCGAAGCGCCGCCCCGGTGGCAGCCCCGGCAAGGCCCCCACCGGATTCTCCGGAGGAGGCATCGCCCACTTCGCAGGAGGCGGCATCGCAGGATGGTTCGCCGATGCAGCACTCGGCGTCGCAGAGTTTTTCCGCGACCCGCTTGGCTCCATCGCGCAGCTCATCACCGAGCCCGTCCGAGGACTCATGAAGGGCATCGCCCCCGGAGTCATCGGCGAGCTCGGCGCAGGCGGCGTCGAATCCCTCCTCGCAGGAGTCGGATCATTCTTCAAGAAGAAGGCCGAGGAATCCTCATCGGCCGGACTCGTGGGCGCCGCAATGCGAGCCGTCCAAATGCAGGTCCCCTACGTGTGGGGCGGCTCAGCCATCCCGCCAGGCCTGGACTGCTCAGGCCTGGTCTACTGGGCTGCCCAGCAGCTTGGCCTGGGGTGGCCGCGCCTCACGGCAGCCGGATACCAGGCCGGCTCCACACCGATCCCCTGGACGCAGGCAGCCCCCGGCGACCTGCTGTACTGGGGAGCACCTGCCCACCACATCGCGATCTACGCCGGCGGCGGCCAGATGATCGAGGAACCAAAGCCCGGCCTCAACGCCAGGCGCACAGGTATCTGGGGCTCGCCGACCGTCGGCCGCTACGGCGGAGCTCGCAAGTACGACCGCGGCGGATGGCTCCCTACGGGAGTCACCGCAGCCGTCAACCAGACCGGCCAGCGTGAAGCGATCCTTACCGCGAGGCAGTGGGCCGACGTGTCCGCGCTCGCGGCCAGTGGAGCAAACGCGGTGCCGTCATTCGATGGGGCGCAGGTCAACCTTGTGTTGGACGATGGCCATTCGTTCCGTGCGCATGTGGAGTCGATCAGCACCGGCGTCCTGGTTCGTCGTAAGCAACTCGCTGGAAGGAGCAGGTAGTGGCTCGTGAGAATCTTTGCCGCAATCCGTCGTTCGCGTATCTACTGCGGGAATGGGCGAAGATCGCTCCGGCCACGGTGAGGATCGGCTCGGATACTGACTCGTGGGGCGGGCACGCTCGCCAGTCTCCGCAGTATCTGGCCATCGACGTGCCGCCCGGCACGCAGGGTCCGGCTGCCGCGCCAACGGCAGTCACTGTCGCCGGAGGGCAGACCGTCGCGATCTCGGCGCTTGTGCGCACGAGTCCTGGCCTCGCGGCTGCTGTCTCCCCGGAGTGGACCGTGGGCGGCCGCAGTGTCACGGAGAAGACTCCGGCGCTGTTGGCCGCCAGCGCGGATGGGGTTCGCCCTGTCTGGGCGTTCACCGCCCCATCTGGGGCGACGGCCGTGCGGCTTCGGTTCGAGGCCCGCACGACCTCGGCGGCCGAGCGCGGCACTCTGCCGGGCTGGGTGTACCTCGATGACGTCCTCATCGTCACGGCCCCCACCCCAGGCGAGGCACTCGAGGCAGCAGCGGGGGAGTTCTTCGACGGAGACACCCCGCCGAGCCGCATCGGCTATTCCTCGAGGGCGCTCACGCACCAGTGGACCGGCGCTCGCGGCGTTTCGACGTCGCGGGAGGTCGAGGCGGACGTCGATATGTCGTCGCTGCCTGTCGCGATTGTGGCGGGTGGACAGGCTCCCAGGGTCCAGATCGTGATTCCCCCGGCGTGCGTCCCCGCCGGGGCGGCCTGCTATGTCGAGGGCGTCACGGACACGGGCTTCACGTGGATTCCTCGCGGGGGAGTATGGTCCTCCAAGGGCTTGCAGCGCATCATTGGGGACCCGCTCGCACCGATCAACACGCCGATCAGGTACAGGCTGACGACGTCGAGGGGCCTCACGGTCGAATCGGAGCCGGTGGTCCGCTCATGGGGCGGCCTGTCGCTGATGACTGACACGGCGGGCGCGAAGCCTGTGAATGTCCTGTGGCAGGGCACTGACCAGCGTGAACTAAAACCGCGGGTGACTGAGCACGAGGTACCGGGCCGCGCGACACCCCTGGTGGTCTATGCGCCAACGATGGGTCGCGGCACGGTGTCTCTCACGGCTCGCACGAACCTGCAGGACACGGCGGCCATGAAGACACTTCTGGCGTCTCAGACGCCGGTGGCGCTTTTCCACAACCCGCGCCACTGCGTGCAGTGCAAGCGTGGGACGTGCGACGTCGATCCAGTGACGCTCATGTCGGTGACATCGGTATCGATGGAGCGTGCGCCGCGCCTCGACGTCGCCGAGCGCATCTGGCAGCTCAAGGGCACGATCGTCGATCTGCCGCAGCCGAACACAACGTTGACGTTGTCGACGTGGAACGACTTCGATAAGCGACGGCTGACGTGGAGTGGCCTGGATGCTCGTCGGTGGCCGTGGGATCAGTTCGACAGGACTATCTGGCAGGAGGACGCATGAGTATGCCGGCCGACGTCGAGCAGATTCCGGAGGACCTGCTGACCTCGGGCTACTCGGTGTCTGTCACCGTGGAGTCGTGGCTGGGATCGCAGTACCTGGGGGAGGTGCCCGTCGAAGATGGGTCGGTGTCGTGGGACGCTGGTCAGCAGGTGCAGGGCACCCTGTCCCTGACGGTGCCCCGTGTGGGAGCTGTGCAGGGGGAGGACTGGCGAGACTGGGACCCCGTGGACCCAGAGCACCCGCTCGGCTGCTACGGGCAAGTGCTCCATGTGAGCCTGACGGTCGGGTCGCTCGTCGATGCAGGCTGGTGGACGGTTCAGCTAGGCCGGTTCCTTATTACCTCGGTGGAGCCTGGGTCATCCACGGTGCGAGTGACGGGCAAGAGCCTGATGCAGCGCCTCGAGGAAGACAGGCTGACGGAGCCAATGGCGCCCGACCCGGCGGGCACTCTCGCGTCGGAGCTGCGCCGCCTGGTCGGTGCGCGTATCGGCGTGATCATCGATCCGGCGCTCGGCGATAGGCCCTGCCCGTCGATGTCTTGGGGCGAGAGCCGCATCGATGCGGTCTACGAGATCGCGAAAGCCTGGCCTGCGGCAGTGCGCGAGGGCGGGGACGGAATCATGTATCTGTCCCCGCCGACTACGCCGCCCACCTCGCGGCCGGCGCTGCTCCTCTCGGATGGGGAGGACGGCACGGTCGTGGGGGTGGCGGCCTCGGTGAGTCGAGATAAGGTCTACAACCGTGTGGTCGCCCGGGGGCAGCAAAGCTCTGACGAGGGTGCCCCCTCGTTCCAGGCGATCGCCGATCAGCTGACGGGACCGATGCGCGTCGACGGTCCCTACGGCACCGTGCCAAGGTTCTTTTCATCCCCGCTGATTACGAGCTACGAGCAGGCCAAGCGCACAGCCGAGGCGATGCTTGCCGACTCGGTCAGGAAGAAAATCAAGGTCCCCGTACAGCACGCCCCGGACCCGCGCATCCGACTGGACGCACACGTCGAGATCGTGACGCGGCCCGTGGACGCCGCCTCCACGAAGACGATGTGGGGCACCGTCTCCGCATACGAGGTGCCACTCACCTACAGGGGCACACAGAAAACCGACGTGGAGGTCAGCGTATGAGCAGCCCCGTGATGGACCTGATCTCGACGATGCCCGACGATCTGCCTCCCCGCTATGGCTCCGACAGAGCACCGACCGCGATCGCGCGCGTGGTCAGCCTCATCGAGGGCGGCCGCGCCCTCAACGTCAGCCTGTACGGCGGCCCTCCCATCCAGATTTCAGCCACGGCCGTCAACTGGAACGGAGTCGAAACCGCTCACGTCCTGCTCGACCCAGACACCGGCCGGGCGCTACACGCGCTCGGGCCGGCACCCAAACCGGAAAACCCCCTCCCCAAGTGGGAACAGCTGACCGCACCGACACGCAGCGTGCGCGAAGCCGTGCTGATCCCGCAGTGGGCGGGCACCTGGGACGGAACAGCATGGACACGGCACGGCGGCGGCGGAGCCTGGCAGGGCAGTGCGGGCGGGCACCGCCTCACAGGCCTCGCCGTATTCGGCCGCCAAGCCGAGGCGCTCGGACGCATCACGATCACGGCCGCCACGCTGACGCTCCGCCCGCACCCGACGGCCGTCGCATGGTCAGTACAGATCGCGCCTGCCACTTACACGGACACCGGACCCGTCACGACGGGCGCGACGATCAGCGCCCCCGTCCAGGTGGGCGCCACGGTCCTGGCCATCGACATGACACGCATAGCCTCCCAGCTCCTGACTCCGGGGACTGGCCTTGCCCTCGTCGGCCAGACATACGGCGGCGTTCAAGCCTCCGGAGACAGCCTCTCGATCCGCATCACCTACACCTCCCGATAGGACACCGCATGAGCTACATCGACCAGCGGGGACACCGAGTCCCCTCACCCACCGACCCCGCCCAGCGACAGGACCTGCTGGCCCTGTCCCTGTCCATCCCCTCCTACAAGGCTTGTGCCTCCGAAACGGCGGCGGCGCAGTACGTGTCCGCGCTCGCGGCTGCTGGCCTGGTGGCGTCGGCGGCGCAGCCTGTTTACGTGTGGAGGACCGACCTTAACGCCGTGAGGGTGTGGGATGGAAGGTCCTGGGCGGCAGAGTCGAATCTGCAGATGGAACTCTCGGCGGTCGGGGATATGCCCGTGGGTGCGGGCCTGAATCCGACTGTCCAGCCCGGCCTCATCAAGGGCGGCCGAGTCGCGGTGTCCAGTGCCGAGGTCGCGTTCGGGAATCTCTACATGCCGCGCGTGAACTTCAATACCCCGTTCCCGCACGAGTGCGTGTCCGTGAGTATCACGCCGCTGTATGGATCGGGGCCGGCCGGCTGGAACTTTAAGAACGGAAGGCAATTCTGTGTGGACGTGCTGGACAAGAGTGGCTTCAGGCCGATGCTACCCGGCGTGACCTCGCAGGAGCGGCATTCCTTCGCGTGGATGGCGCTCGGCTACTGACCGCCGACAACTGAACTTGCCCCTCGGACAATCCCGTCCGGGGGGTTTCGTCTACCCGATTGAGGAGAGACATATGGAACTGACTATCGAAGAACTCATGGAGTCCATGCCTCCGGCGACCGACACTCCGGCCGACGTTGTCACGCCCATCGAGTTCCCCTACGAGGAGGTCAAGCGATGAGTATGACAGCATCTAAGGCGCTCGCCTGGGCCGCAAGCCAGATCGGCTACTCGCGGTGGGATGACCCCCTGCCGGGGTCAGTGTATGGCCGCTGGTACGCCGAGCGTCACGGCGCATACTACGGCGAGAGCGGCGTTCCGTTCTGCGCCATGTTTGCCTCGTGGTGCCTCACCGATGACGACGGTAACTCGGTGATCCCCGGAGGGGATTTCGCCTACGTGCCCTACGGAATTTCTGCGGCGCGGGCAGCTGGTCAGCTCGTCGAACCGTCGAACGCAGCCCCGGGCGACCTCATTTGCTTTGACTGGGACGGGGACGGCGTGGCCGACCACGTCGGCCTGGTCGAAGCGAACTACGGGTCGTGGGTGCAGACAATCGAGGGCAACACCAGCTCTGGCGCTGCGGGCTCCCAGTCCAACGGCGGTGGAGTCTACCGCAGGTCCCGCGACTGGGACTCGGTGTGCGCGGTCATCCGCCCCTACTACTCCGACGCGGCCGCCGGCTCATCCAGCGGCTACACGGACATCACGGGAATCCAGCGCGCAGTTGGCGCGGACGCGGACAACGTCCTCGGCCCCGACACGACACGCCGCGTGTACGCGGTCGTGGCGGCGAGCTCGTGGGGTGGCCGCCAGTTCCCCCTGGGGGTCGAGTACGTCCAGACGATCATTGGGGCCGACCCGGACGGCATCTGGGGCGATGACTCGGACTCCGCGCACGACCGCGTGGTCGGCCAGCTGCAAAGCGCGGTTGGCGTCGAGGTCGACGAATACTACGGGGCCGTCACCAACGCGGCCATCAACGCGGCGCTCGCGGGCGCGGAGAAGGGGGAATGAGATGGATAAGCTGTTGATGGGGCTTCAGTCGGACCCCTTCATCATGACGGTCATTGTCGGCCTTGTGTGGCCGATGGTTCAGGCTGCGCTGGACAAGCCGTGGTGGACGCGCCGCCGCCGTGTGGTGCTCCTCGTCGCGGTCGCTCTCGTCACGACTGCGGCCGTGTGGGTCTCCGGCTCTTACCCGGCGACGTGGCGTCTGCTCGTCACGCAGATGTCCGTGTTCTTGGGCGTCGCCTGGTCGGTGTACACGATGCTATCCGCCGTCCGCATTAACGGTGCGAGCATCCTCGATTGGGTGGGCGCCGCGACTCCGGGCGGGCAGACGGTCGATGAGCTGACGGGCACGTCGGACAGCGCGCGTGATTGACATTATCGCCGACCCGAAGGTCGTCACAGCGATTGTCGCAGCGGTTGTCGCCATCATTGGCGCAGCCGCTGCGGCAGTCGTCGCGGGCCTGCGGTACGTCGGCCGACTGTTCGACGCGCGGCTCGCGCACATCTCGGAGACCGCGTCCGAGGCCCGTGATGCGGCGAAGAGTGCGGACGCGGAAATCAAGAACAATCACGATACGAATGTCAGAGACGACCTAGACAAGGCGATTGAGACTGTCTGGGTCGTGTCGGACCAGATCGGCGCTCTGTCCAAGCAGGTGACGGGCCTCCTCGATCAGGGTGCCCGTATGGAGGCGACCCTCAACGCGCACAGCGAGAGCCTCAGCTCCGTGCAAGCACGCGTCGGACGGATTGACGAGCGCGGTTCCAAGATGGCCGCTGAGCTCCACGACGAGCGGACGGCTCGGGAGTCCTCGCAGCGCACCATTGACGAACATGCGCACGACGCCCACGCCAGACTGCATGAGCGCCTCGACAGACTACAGGAGAAGGTTGACAAATGGGAGGAACGATCGTGAGCGGAAACGTCACGCGACTCGACGGCTCGCCCGAACCCCTCGCCTACATCACGGCGACCTTGAAGACGCAGACGGGGGAGGCCGCGTCCCTGATGGCAGTCGGCCCCGTCTCTCGGGCAGCTAACCCGCGCGGACAGATCATGCTGCCCCTCGATCTCACGGCACCGTCGCAGGTCCACCTGCGCCTCAGCGTCCCCGGTCGGACACTACGAGAAGCGACAGTCACGCTGAATCCCGGAATGGCCTACACGCTCGCCAGTGTGTTCTCCGGCGAGGCGACGCCTACCCCGGCACCTCAGACTGGCACGCCAGACGTGCACGTCGATAGCGACGGAGACACTGCAACCATCAGCGGCGTCGTCTCTGACGACGGGGACACCATCACTTTTGGAGGCTAACCATGGCAAAGCCCAAGCTCTACACGAAGCAAGGCACAGACAAAGCGATCGCGAAGGCCATTGAGCCGCTCGCGACGAAGGAAGAGCTCGCCCGAGCCTCCGCCGGTGGAAAGGTCGACCTCGGCGAATACGCCAAGCGCGCCGATCTGGCGCCCCTGGCCACACGAGCCGATCTCGCCGGATACGCCACACGCCAGCAGGTCGCTGAGCTCCCGAGCCGCGCGGACCTCGCCGGCTACGCCACCAAGACCGACGTTGCTGGCGTCGCCCGCACGAGTGATCTCACGGGCCTGGCCACCAAGGCTGAACTCGCGGGCCTGGCCACCAAAGCCGACGTGGCGGGCGTGGCCCACACGAGTGATCTCACTGGCCTGGCGACCAAGGCCGAGCTCACCGAAGCCCTGAAACGTGTCGGCATCACCGTGTGCTCCACGGAGGCCGAAGCGCAGGCCCTCCCGGACGGCACACTCTATTTCCTCGTCTCTGGCGCTACCCCTGCTCCGTCCCCGACTCCCGGACCGGCCCCCGCAGCTGGACCGACGCTCGTCGCCAGCGCAGCCGGTCAGGTCGTCGGCCAGACCGTCACGATCAAGGTCGATGGCAAGGCCGGCGACAAGATCGTGATCGGCCTGAACGAGAAAGCCCAGGGCACGCCGGCGAACCTGACCGTCCCGCAGGGCTGGGACCAGATCGTCGCCCCCTACTGGGTCGGCACGATGCGCGCCGTCGTCATCACCGGCCCATGGGCGCCCACTGTCACGCTGACGCTGAGCCAGAATGCGGAGATCGGCTGGGCTGCCGCCTCGATCCGAGGAGCCTCCACGATCAAGGCTGGCGACGTCAAGAAGCGCCAGGCCCCGCCGACCGAGACGACGACCTGCACGGCTCCCGCGCTCGCGGGTGCCGGCGTCGTGCTCGGCTTTGCGTTCGAGCGGACGAGCGCCGTTGAGTCCTCGGAGCAGGTGACTGTCTCTGCGGGCTGGGAAAAACTCGCCTTCGCGTCGCAGGAGGGCCTCAACTACCAGACGGTGACGTTGGCGCGCCGCACGGGCTCGCAGCCTGCAGACATGGTCGTCACCTACCCGAACGCGCAGGGGAGCAATGGCCTTGCGGTGCAGGTGATCGCGCATGCCTGACCTCGTCGTTTACGAGCGCCGGCGCGCAGGCGGTGACAGGGCTGGCGTCGTGCGCGTGCGCCGGCGCACAGGCGGGGATGTCGGCCTGTCGCTGCGTGCTCCGTCGACGCCGGTGATTCCTGCGGGCGAGGATGTGGTGACGGCCTTCCTGTCGCGGCGCCCGTTCTACATCAGTCATCGGATGGGTGGCACTGAATTCCCGGAGTTTACGCAGGCGGGCCTTACCGCTTCGTTGCGTGCCGGGTTTAAGGCGCTCGAGCTGTCCGTGAGGCGATGTTCATCGGGGGAGTTCATCGCTATCCACGACTGGAAGACATCGAGGACGGTTCCGGGCACGGACTACCAGATTTGGAACACTCCGTGGTCGACGCTGCGCACGCTCCGCCAGGCCTCGGGTGGGTTCATGCGGCTGACAGACATCGTCGATCAGGTGCCGGACGATATTGTTCTCGCGATCGACCACAAGACCACGTCGTCGGAGGACCAGCGCAATCCGGGTGACCTGGCGGCCGAAGAGCAGCTGTTCGATTACTTGGACACGACGTTCGGTGGGCACCCTGAGCGCAGGGTCTTGTGGAAGGTTTTCGCGAAGGGGACCGGAGCAAAGCGCGCGAAGGCCCGCGGCTACAAGGTCATGGCGATGCTCTACCCGAACGAGGTCGCGACCTCGGACCTGTCCCAGTGGGATGTCATCGGGATGGAATGGAGCGCCGGCGCGGACGTGTGGAATCGCCTGAATGCTTCGGGCAAGCCGACGATCGCACACATCATTGTCAACGACTCGCAGGCGCGCCAAGCGCTCGCGAAGGGAGCGACGGGGCTGATGGCCTCGTATCCCTCCCTCGTCCATCCGTAGAACAAGAAGGCAGCCCCGCACCCAAATTTGAGGGTGTGGGGCTGCCTTCCTCGTTTATGCGGCGGCTTTCACGGCGCTAATGAGCGCATCGTCCGGCAGACGCACGTAGCGTCTGGTCGTCTCAGGCCTCGCGTGTCCGAGGACAGCGCCGACGGCCAGTAGGTCGCGGGTGCCGGCGTACATGGCGGTGCCACAGCGGTGCCGGAGGGTGTGCCCGGTCCAGCCTGCAGGGAGTGCCCGAGCGAGTCGCTTCGAGACGTACCCAGCGGACAGGTGCCCGCCGTCTTGCCCCGGGAACAGGTAGCCGTGGCAGGCGGTCAGGGCGCGGCGCAGGTCCATGCGGATAACCGGAACATATCGGGTCTTCCCGCCCTTGCCCGTCACGTACAGGCCAGTCCCGTCCCAGTCACGGGAGTGGACGCGAGCGATCTCCATGCAGCGCAGGCCCGCGTAAGCGCCGAGGAGAATCATCGTGCGGTCGCGCTCATCAGCCCGAGCGAGCGCGTCGTGGAGCACGTCGTCAGGGACGGGCCGAGCGACACCGGCGGGCACACGCACGGCCGCCAGCCCCTGCGCAGGGTCGACGGGGACGAAGCCCGCTCCGTGAGCCCATCGGAAAAACGCTGTGATAGACCCGCGCACGCTCTTGCGAGTCTCGGGCTTCCACGACCCCGCGGAGAGCACATACCGCAGGTCAGTCGAGGTCACGGAGGCAGGGCCATCAGGGCATTCGCGGATGACCTTGCGAAGGTGGCAGGAGTAAAGACGAATCGTCCGGGGTGAACGGCCAGCAGCTTGCATGGCGGTAGTCCAATCTGCGACGGCCGCGTCCCAGTCCCAGAGGGGTGTCATCTGTGTGTGTCCTAGTTCTCTCGCAGCACCCCGCGCTCGCGGGAGGGGGATGAGCAGGCCCCCTGTTGCGACCCTTGCGGGGTAAGTGTTGGTGGCTGATTCACTGTCTCGCGACGGTGCGAGCGTGTCCACCGGAAAGATGCCGTAATCTAGGCGATGGAAGGAAGATCGTCGGTATCATCCCAGCTCGGGCACGAAGGAAACAAAAAGGTAACATTGTGACCAAGCCGATAACCGGACGGTTACTGGTTCGAATCCAGTCGCAGGAGCAGATGCCCCGAGTTCTCGTG